GAAACATCACTGAAAATAGAATTTGGTAAATTCAGTATTTTTTCAATTACGGAGTTACCAACAAAACGACTGATATAAGGTGGGATTGGTAATATTACTTGAAAACGTGATGGCTTCGCTAAACCATCTTTGCCTCTAACATGTGATAAGAATGAATTTGGAGAAAATGACATTTAGAATTTCTTTCTAGAATCCGAATATACTTTACTTTCTGACGCACCTACAAAACTTGAAACTGGTAAAAGAGCCGCAATATCCCATTCACTCGATTCTATTTCCAAAAATCTAGAATCTACATGATTGAACAGATATCTTTTGATACATGGTGTTGCCTCAAATATTCTTGAAGCATTTTTTAGAATATCGTAACTCAATCTCAATTTTGTCGTGTTGTCATACTTACCATTATTTGCAAATTCACTCAACTTATCTAAAAGAATGATTCGTTGCTTTGGATGAATGTAATGTAAATTCAATCCTAGTATGCCGTCTGAGTATCGTTCTATTGGAAGAACCAATGGAAACCTATCGTAGTATGGCAACGAATCTTTCATTTTTGGATCATAGTAGAAAAAATACATACGACCTATAATAGACTTTTCTTTCAATCGTTGACGATCAGCTAAAAGTGCTTGACGAGTGGGATTCAATTCTTTTATTTTAGCACGAAGCCAATCACGTGCCTTGTTTGTGCGTGGTTTCAATCCCTCTTTTGCAAGAGACTCTTGTATACGATTTAGTAAATAAGCCATGTTCTATTTATCACAGGTATTATCGGTAATAATGAAAGATTACCGCAAGTTTCCATTCTCAAATACATAAGTAGCTGTGCTGGGTTTTGATAATAATACTATAGATTAGTTGATGATTGATTCTTTAGTATCTTGTAAAGTTGCCTAAAACTTATATTCAAAGATTCTTTTGCTTCTTTTTGACTATTATATTGTATATCATTGATTATTACTTTTTTTGATCTACCTTTATGATATTCCGGTTTTCTTTTTCCCTTCAAAGCATTAGAAATTTTCTGTTTGTGTTCTTCAGTGATATTGTAAGGACCTCTGTTTTTCATTGTAATTTTTCTTTTTTCAATAGAACTTTTCGGCCTCGGTTTTCCTTTTTGAGATAATGATAAGTTTTTTCGGTGTTCTTCAGTTCTAATTTTTCCACGCATATTTTTTCTATGTTCTTCAGTGAATATTCTACCTTTAAGTTTCTTTGAAATTTTATTTTTTGTTTCTTCGGACTGTTTGCAGTTTTTTCTTTTTGAACCGCCGGGTATAATATTATAACCAGAATTTATTGAATTGTACTCTACTATAAAAAAATTTTCCATCTCATTTAAGGTGTGATCCTTATCTTTAGATTGATATAAAACAGTCCATTCAAATGAATCCCACCCATATTTTTTAATGGCACTATAAAATTTTGTAATTTTTTTCAAATAGTAGTTTTTATGTTTATTTTTTCTACTAGGCCAATTTGAATCAAATCCAATGTAAGTTTTTTTATTGATTATGTTTGTTGCTTTATAAATTGTATAAATTCTCATAGTAATATCCTTTTATTACTATTTATTCAAAAAGGTCTTTTTCTGTGATAATCTTGAATTCCCATCCATGATCTTTACAGAATTCAGTAGCAGCTTTCCACTTTGATTGATTGATGATATAAGTTACAGATTCATTGATGAATTTCTGTGTTTTCTTCTTTCGTACAGGTTGTTTCGTCTGATACTCCGGTTTTACTTCAATCACATAAGTCATTACCAATCCATCTTTTTTCTGCACTTTCACAATAAAATCTGGAAAGTATCGGTGTATTTTATTGTCGATTGGATTGTAATATTTGATTGCCAGTTCTTCAGACGACCACCAAATGATATTTTCAGACATATCTAACCATTTCATAACTTTAATTTCCCAAGAACTCCTTGCCCAAATATTATCAGATTCTCCTTTGTATTTTGATGGATTTTTAGGTTTCCATTTGACAGGTATTGGTCTAGACATTGAATATTTTGTCTAAATTATTGAAAAGTTGTTCGTTTTGTTTTTCTGTTAGTTCTGTTATTTTATTTTTTTCTTGGAATCTCTCAGTAAATGTTTTTTTTTGTTTTGCATAAATCACATCGCCATTTTTTTCCCATAAATCAATTAGTTTCAGATTTCTTTTATCCCAAGCTTTTCTTTTTTGTTCATATGTTGCATTTTTCCACCATTTTAAAAAACCCCTTTCAGTCATTAGTTTAACCATTTCCAATTTTTCTTTTTCCGGCAACTTATTCAAAAAACCGTATTTTTCTTTCTTTTCTTCCAAACTCAATTTTTCATTTTGTTTTTTTATTGTTCTCGTCATGTTTCGTATTCTATCAGATTGGTCATTTGTTTCCCATTCTTTTTTGACACAATCTGATATTTTTCTAATAAAATTATTGAACTTTATTGGATCTTGTTTTAATTTTTTTCTAAACAATTTGGAAGAACACGACCTACTGCAAGTTTCCCTATAGCCTATATTCAAACCAGAATAATTGGTCGAATTATTACAAATCAAACAATTGCCTTCATCTTTTTTCTTCAAGTACATGTCATAATATTTTTTTACACTGAGATCATTGTGTTTATCCCTTATGTGTTTTGATAATTTTCTTACATTGGTCAATTCTAAATTACAAATTTTACAATCAAACATTTTATACCCCTTTTTTATTTATTTATGTAAAGTGGGAACAAAATGTAATGGTTTTGTGGTATAAATCTTCCTGAGTATGACATAAATACACTATAAAATATTATTTATCTCAATAGGAAACTTCATGTCTTTATTTGGTTTCGGCAACATAACATTCAACAAAAATACTTCTAGAACACAGGGTCCCCTCAAAGCGTTAGAGGGTTCTGTTTTTGAAAGTAACACTCTTCGTTATCCATCAGATGTTGGTAATTTTGATAAATCCCATTATATGGTTTTTTATGTTAGGCAACAGAAAAACACATCTTTTCCAAGAAGTTCTTTGAGTGATGATTCACTGATCAATGCTGATTCTGTTGGTCGAGTAATGCAAGATGTGTCATTGGTTGGTAATGTTGCGACAAACTTGGGTGGTGATTTGTTGGGTAAGTTGAATAGTGGATTGAATACTCTAAATTCTGCGACTGGTGGATCACTATCTGGATTGACAAGTTCGATTAGTAGTTTTTCAGGAACTGTTCAAAGTGGAATCAATAATTTATTTGGTCAAGCCGCTTCTATACCTACTGGAGATGCTGCATCAACTCAAAAAATACTTTCTTCAAATATTGCATCAATTACAAATAATAGTTTCATCAAAACAACAGATTTGACAACAGATGCAATTGCTTTGTATATGCCAGACACTTTGATGTTTATGCAACAACAAACATATGAACAACTCAATTTAGGTTCTGAAATTGGTGGACAAGCAGCAGCTGCTGGAAGATCAGCATTACAAGCTCAACAAGGCGGTGGACCACAAGCATCCAAAGCGTCTATTACAAAAAGTTCCGGTCTTTTGATTGATAGACTGATAACAGGTAGAGCCGGTGCTCTTTTAGGGCAAAACTCTGCATTGGCAGCTTTTACTAAAATAACTGGGACAGCAGTAAATCCTCTTTTAGAAATGATTTATAAATCCCCAAATCTTAGAACTTTTCAATTTGATTTTATTTTTTATCCGAGAGACGAAAAAGAATCTCTCGAAGTACAAAGAATCATAGAGAGATTCCGTTTTCACCATTCTCCAGAACTAATAAAAGAAGCTCAAGGATTTCTCATACCACCATCCGAATTTGATATTCGATTTTATTATGGTGGTTTCCAAAATCCAAACATTCCTAAAATAGCCACATGTGTTTTGACAAACATTGATGTAAACTATTCTCCGAACGGTTTTTCAGCTTATGAAATTCCAGGAGAAAGTCAACCATCATTAGGACGAACGGGTATGCCTGTTGCAATTTCAATGAATCTTCAATTTACAGAGAAAACATATCTTACAAAGAGTGATTTTTCTTCGGATTCTAAGTTTTCCGAATTACTCGATGATCCAACAAACAGAGAACGAGACCAATAATGGCAAAATATTTCAACTATTTTCCAAAAACTTTTTATAATTTGGATGAGAATAGTAACAGTTTAGATACTGTTACAAATATTATTGCACGTTTCGCATTTGAAGGAAAACTCAAAGAGAACTCTTCATCTTTTTACTCATATCAAATAAAAGATGGCGACACTCCTGAAATCATTGCATCAAAATATTATGGTAATCCCGAAAGACATTGGATAGTTTTATTATTCAATAATATAATTGATCCACAATTTGACTGGCCACTAGAATATAGAACCTTCAAT